ATTTAGCATTGTGCAAGATCATGGCAGATTTAACTGATACCAGCATGGAAGAGGTTGATACTAGAGTTGAGTTATTTATAGTGCAGACAAGTTTTGCAGAGATTGAAGAGGAGGTACATCTAAATGGCTAACAACCTTTATCAAACTTTACTTTTAAAACAATTGCATAGTGTACATTGCTCTCAGGATAAGGCTAGAGATATTATGTATCTCGCTAGAAAAAAAGGTTGGGATAATGTTTGGGATAAAGCAATAGAATTATTTGGTGACCTTACAGAAGATTATGAATATTGGCACACTAACGATAGGTTTTAATTATGGCTAGACCAACTAAATATTCCAAGGAGATCGTAGAGAAGGCGAGAGCTTACATTACTGACTATGAAATGTATGGAGATATGATCCCAAGCATTGAAGGAATGGCTGAAGTTTTAGGCTTACACAGAGACACTTTATACGATTGGGCAAGTCAAGAAAGCAAAGAGTTTTCCGACATATTAGGACGATGTATGCAAGTTCAACAGAAAACCTTGGTTAATAAAGGACTCAACAACACATTCAATTCAGCTATAACTAAGCTTGTATTAGGTAAGCATGGCTTCCACGATAAGATGGATCAAGACCTGACTTCCAGTGACAAAAGTATGCAACCAAATGTGATTAGATTAGTAGCCAAAGTGAATGAAGAAGAATGAAGTTGACGTAGAACTACCACCTAAATTGGTGCCTCTATTTGAAGGAACCGCTCGATACCGCATAGCCTATGGTGGACGCGGCAGTGGCAAGACCAGATCATTTGCATTGATGACAGCAGTTAAAGGCTATCAATGGGGCAACTCAGTACCACCAACAAAAGGTCAGATATTGTGTGGGCGAGAGTTTATGAACAGCCTGAGTGATTCCTCATTTGAAGAGATCAAGACAGCTATTCAGTCCATCCCTTGGCTCGATGCGTATTATGATTGTGGTGAGAAATATATACGTTCTTATGATGGCAATATTTCCTATACATTTTCAGGTCTTAGAAGATCACTTGAAGCGATCAAGTCTAAGTCTCGAATATTGTTAGCATGGATTGATGAAGCCGAGGTAGTCTCCGGGAAGGCATGGAGATTATTGCTGCCTTCTGTCAGGGAAGTTGACTCGGAGGTTTGGGTTACCTACAACCCTGAATCAAAATACTCAGCCACTCACGAAAGGTTTAGGCAATCACCTCCAATAGATGCTAAGGTCGTATCTCTTTCATGGCAAGATAATCCTTGGTTCCCGGAGGTATTGGAGCAGACAAGGCTAGAAGACAAAAAACTACGTCCTGCGATGTATGCTCACATTTGGGACGGCGATTTTTTAATTTATTCGGAGGGAAGTTATTATCAATCCGAGATGAGACGAGCTAAAGAAGAGGATCGTATTGGTAAGGTGAGCTATGATCGTGGTACAGGTGTTATAGTTTCATTCGATCTCGGTATTGGAGATTCAACAGCTCTATGGTTTGCACAATTTGTTGGTACTGAAGTTCATCTAATAGATTACTATGAAGCGAGTGGGGCGGGGCTTGAGCATTATGTAAAAATCCTCCAAGAAAAAGGATATGTGTACGATCAGTATATCTTTCCACATGACATCAGAGTTAGAGAGCTTGGATCAGGAAAGAGTAGACTTGAGACATTAGATCAACTAGGTCTTCACGCTGACAAAGTAGAAATTGCACCTCAGCTTCTGATTGATGATGGCATCCAACAAGTGAGAGCTATGTTGGATAAGTGTTGGTTCGATGAAGAAAAGTGCGAGAAAGGAATTGATGCTCTGTTAAACTACCAAAGAGCTTGGGATGATAATGGTCAGACTTGGCGAATGCGACCTAACCACAATTGGGCATCACATGGGAGCGATTCGATGAGGTATCTTGCTATAGGTTATCAACCTTATAATGCTAATTGGGATAAACCTCTGAGAAGAAATCTAAAAGGAGTTGTATGACAGGTTTACTTGAAGCAATGACAACTAAAGAAATAGGTGCATACCCTCGTGAGGGTTGGGTAAACGTGAATGACAGTCTTGAAGTACGAGAGTTTCTAAGCAATCTACCTTATGAACAATTAATAAAAATTGAGGCATTTAGACAACAGGCTGAAGCTAATGGTCAGATGGATTTGTTCAATCAATGGCTAAACAAACTAATGATCAGCAAAGAATAGTATGCAACATTTACTTCAAAATGATGTACCTGAGATGCAAAGTTTGCTTGACGATCAGCAAAAGAAACCTGAGCTGTCTATATTTTCTAATCTTTGGGAAGGTCTGACTGATGCTGTCTATAAACTAACTCAGCCTGCTAGAAGCACTCCATACTATTGGTTATACGACAAAGCTTCTAATATTACTGGAAAGCAAGTAGGTGATACTGTTAGAGAAATGGGTGAAGGTGTGTTCCATGATTTTCCACAAGGAGTTATTGATGTTGGTGTGGATATTATCAATGCTACAGGTGGTTTAGTAGGTTTAGAAGATGACGTTATAGATCGAGACAAAGCTCAGATCGTACCAAGCCTATACAGCAATGAAGAACGAACACAGCTCAACATGAAAATGGTAGAGGATCATAGTGTAGCTAGGCTGATGGGACAATTGCTGTTCGGATATGCAGGATTAAGAAGTCTAGCAACTAAAGGTTTAATCGGTGAAGCAGTTGCTGTTGCAGGAGCAGGAGCTACAGTTGATCCAACGGAACCAAACCTCTCAGCATTTATGAAAGATACCAAGTTCAATAATGCTTTGTTTGAGTTTATGGCTTCAGGTGTAGATGAACAAGCAGGAGCTGAAGAGAGATTATTGTCAAGAGTTAGGTTTCTGACAGAAGAACTAGCATTGGCATTCTTACCAGTAGGATTGATACAGGGTTTAAAAACTATGAAAAACAACCCTGAGATCAAAGCTCAAATGATGGATGTATTCCACCCTGATCGAGTCAACAAATTCTTAGATGACACGCCCGGCCTATTTGGAGTACCTAAAAATAAGATTATTTCTGATGAGAAGACAGGAATACTATCCTTAGTTGGTGAAGGAGTTCAAGTATCAACAGAAGCATTACCATCTACAGGAATCTTGCAAGGTAGGTTAATTGCACGAATGAATCTAGATCAGCAAACAAAATATCAAGTAGAGGTTAACGAGCTGTTAGCCGATACTGTAGAACAAATTACAGGAGTTCAGAAAATAAGCGACATCAATGCACCTTCCAATTTTGAAGGTCATGTTGGCACATCACGTCAAACTGTATACGAAGTAGAGACAGAGATCGTTGATGGTTTTATTGTTCCAACAGCTCAGGCACAAGAACAGATCAAGAGAACATCAGCACTATACGGACACTTACAAGATCAAGATGCTGTTGGTGCGCACTTCTTTGTGCCATCAAATGATCTATCCAAAATTAATATAGGAAAAATTGATATAGGCAGACCTTTAGCTGATGCTGAAATGATAGCTATAAACAGAATTATGGTAGATTTAGACATGGGATTAGCTCCAGTATCTACAGCAAGAGGTGTTAACTTATTGAATGTAGAAGGTCTAGATACCGATGCATTTATCACGCTATCAGGTAAAATAAAAGATGAATTAGGTGCTGAAACAGTCTTGTTTGGTAAGAATGGTTTGGCTGATGATGTTAGTTATATTGCAGGAGAAGGTGGTGGCTACAAAGCAGGACAACAAAAGTTCGAAGAAATATCCCTCTTGGGCAAGATTGATGACGCAGGAGGAAGCAACCGAAGCCAACAATGGTGGGGCAACGCTGACTTGGTTGAGGAAACGCTCCAAAAAGTCAGAGTCCACAGAGAAGAGTTCCTAGGGAAATATCCCCAAGAAGCAAAAACAATTAGACAGATTGGTGAAGAAGCTGATGCTCTAGCCAGACAGAATAAAGCTGTCATTGCGATAGGTGATTATTCCAAACGAGCATCCACCACAATATATGATCGAATGCTTGGTGAAGCTCAAGCGATCCTTAAAGGTGGAGACAAAGAAGCTCGTGGTTGGTACACGATAAAATTCCAACAGGCACTTGATGCTTTGTCGAAACGACATCCTGAATTGGCACCGGGAGCAGATCAAACATCGAGAGATTTATTTTCATCTCTAGTAGCGATCACTTCTGATGGTTCTAAGATCAAAGAGAACCTGAGATTTGCTGATGATATTTATCAATCTTACAAACAGACAGGCAAAGTCAACTTACACATTCCTGCTCATACATCTAGTGCATCATTCAGGAACAATCTCAACCTACTTCAAGACATCATAGATGAAAAAGGATTACGAGGTACATTAGATTGGCTGAGTGAAACTCAAACATCCAAGGCAATTAAAGATCAATACAAAGTATCAACAGGTTATAAAGTTGATGTTGAAGTTCCTAACTCCACGATCTTTGGAGCAAAGCTCGGAATGTTTCATGCAAATATAATGGGGCAACCAAACTGGTTAACCATGGATCGTTGGTGGTCAAGAACCTTTAATAGATACAGAGGTCAGATGACAATACAACCAACAGATTCATCAATGAAAGCGTATAGAAAAGCGGCTAGAATACCTGCTTCTGTTCCTGATAGTGAAGTTATTGAAATGGCTCATGCACAAGCTAAGAAGTATGCTTTGAGTAATTACAAGAATAAAACCAACATAAATTTAAAAGCAAATACTGTTTCTAAAAAGATGAAAGGTTTAAGGGATGATCCTCAGAATGCAAGTGATCGAGCTTTCCAAATTGAAGTAACTGAGAGAGTCGTTAAGGAGCTACAAAAAGAATTTCCTGATATGACCACAGCAGATTTACAAGCGATCCTGTGGTACGGAGAGAAGTACAGAATGAGAGAATTCGGCAGTAGAGCGGCTCTTGATGTAGTAGATTATTCAGATGTAACAGGAGGTTTGCTCAGGCAAGAAGGACAAATTTCAACAACTGGATTGTTAAATTGAATTATAATTGCTGAAAACTAAGGAGAATATAGATGCCAGAATCAGATGAAAAGTTCGGATTGATGAGACTTCTGGAGAAGCTGTTCAAGGAAAGAGATGAAGATATCTCTGATGATGAGATGAGTATCTTGAAGGCTGTGACAGGAAAAAAAGCAGGAGAAGGATACCAATCATTTATTGATAAAAACAAGTTTACAGCAGGTGACAACTACCAATCAGGTGAGATGCAATTCATTGATCCTCTAGCAAACACACCACCATATAACAATGCTACTACAAACGCATTGGATGCCATGAGAGGCTTTCAACAAGGTGGTAATGCAATGCTTTATGGAGGTGGGGATTTAC